ATTGGAACAACAAGTCCTTCCTCTTTTTATTCAGAAGCAGATAATTTGGTTGTTTCTTCGTCAGGTCATACAGGTATAACAATAAATTCTGGAAGTGCTACTTCAACTTCACGTGGTAATATAGTTTTTTCTGAAGGAACTGCTGGCGATAATGATAAATGGAGAGGTGTTATTGAGTATAAGCATGGTGATGATTGGATGCGTTTCGTCACAAATGCTGGAGAACGTATGCGTATAGATTCGTCTGGGCGAGTCGGAATAGGCACAACAAGTCCAGCTTATCGTCTTAATGTAGTAAGTAGTGATCAGGATATGTGTAGATTTCAGCAGACTACAAATAATGACGGAATATCTTATTCCTGTATGTTCATGAAACACGCTGCTGCAAGATCGGGTTCTAATGGTGTTGATATTACATTTCAGAATGATGGAGGTACAACAGTTGGGCAAATAGATCATGGTCAATCTACAACTCAATATAGAACAAGTTCAGATTACAGATTAAAAGAAAACGCAGCTGCAATATCTGACGGAATTACAAGACTCAAAACACTAAAACCTTATCGTTTTAACTGGATTTCAGAGCCAGATCAGCCAAAAGTTGATGGATTCTTTGCACACGAAGTAACACCAGCAGTACCAGAAGCTATAAGTGGAACTAAAGATCAAGTTGATTCTGATAACAAACCTGTATATCAAGGAATAGATCAAAGTAAACTTGTACCATTACTTACAGCTGCATTACAAGAAGCTATAGCAAAAATAGAAACCTTAGAAACTAAAGTAGCAGCACTTGAAGCTAAATAATGGAACTACCCACCATAAACATTCCGAATGCACAGACGATAGAGACAATATCCATCCCTTTACCTACAGCTGAGGTCCCATCATATAAAATGATAATCGTTCCACCTAGCGACCTTGAACGTCCAGAGGGTACAGAAGAAATAAAGACGGAAACTGAAACTAAACCTCCACCTAAGTTAGATATACCTGTATTAGATATACAGTTACCTCTGCCAACTGCTGAAGTAGTAGCAACTGCAACTTATGCAGCTGTGGCAGCAGTAGCAACTACCACCCTAGCTACACCATTCTTCGATCAAATAAAGAAGAAACTACAAAAATTCATTCAAGGTAAAATTAACAAATGGAAGGAAAACCACCAGAAGAAAAAAGAAAAGGACTAATAGGTAAACTAAAAGATGTTGCTGAGGATAAGGAACATCAGATAGAGATCTTAGGTACTTTTGTAAGACTTGGCGTAGTGGTGTGGTCAGGCTTTATTATTACAATGAACTACGTAGATATACCAATGGTTAAAAAGTCTGGCAACTCAGATATCACGTTCGTAGCTTCAGTCTTTACAGGAGCTTTAGCCACATTTGGTTTGACTACTGGTAAGAGTAATAATAACAAAACACTTGAATGTCCTATGGCAAAGAAATCAGAACCTACATCAAAAGCATGAAAAAATGGTTAATTCTCTTAGCTCTGTTGTCACCCGCAGTAGCGAGAGCAAATACTGTCACGCCTCAGTTCACCCAAGGATCGATGAACAGTACGACAACAACAACTCAAACTGTAACAGAGACTATCCAGACTCAAGTGTTTGGTGGCAAATTAGACAGCTGGACTGGAAGCAATGTTACAGCAACCTCCGCAACATCTGGAGGAATAGCAGCAACAGATACGGTATTCGATATTCAAACAGCTGGGAACGCATTCCAGCTAGAGACAGTTACCAGAGCTGCAGGAGTAATAGAGCAGATAGACGTGACAAGAAACATCACCACAAACGCTACTACTACTTCCTTATCGGTCTTCTCTCAATAGGAAGTCCGGTTTACGCCGAAGGCGAGACGAACAATACATCTAATCCTGTAGCAGCAGCGACTGGAAACGTCACAAATCAAGCCGTCCAATTTCAGAACAATGGAGCTCAAAGTAGACAATACTTTGGTCCTAACATAAGCTGCAACGGGAGTACGATGACCTTTTCACCATTCTATATGGGCAATCATACAGAACCTAGAACATGGAATGATGATGTAGGAGGTCTTAGGCAAGAAAGCTACACTAAAGGAGAGAATTGGGGGTTCCAAGTTAATTTTATGGTTCCACTAGATCGAGAATCTTTAACACAATGTAGATCTATTGCTAAAAGACAAGAGGAGAAAATGAGGCTTGACTATGAATTAGTTCGAGCATTAAAATGTGCAGAGTTACAACAGAAAGGTTTTGTCTTTCATCCTAATTCAGAGATGAAAGTATTATGCCAAGA